GCGGCGTAGTATCTGACTATGGAGTAGATCATAAGAGATTTACCAGATCCCGTAGGAGATAGTAATAACTTACGATTATTTTTTAAAGCCTCGTAGACTGCTTTGTATTGGTAGTCACGAGGTTTTATTTTGGATATTTTATCCATAAACAATTTAACACCACGTGGTGATATTAAGGTATTCTCTTCATAGACATTACCATACCACTCATCTTTCTCATATGCTATATTGTACTGCCTTTCATAAGCCCATGTATCAAGACGGTCTGTTAAACCACAATACAATGCACCAGTGGCAGGTGAGTACAACCTGATGGTTCCATCCCAGTGTCTGTATCTTGGATTCTTTTTTAAATACTTTGCTTCAGGAACTTCAAACGTAAAGTAATCTGCTAACTCCTGATGAACATGTGGTTCTTTAGAGTCTATAGTAATATAGACTTCATTCTTCTTTTTTACTGAGAGGTGTGTCATTACTGTCCATTAATAAATTTCTCCCACTCGATAGCACTCTTGATTTGAAAACCTCTATTGGAGATTTGTTTCATTACCTGATCCAACCAATAAAGCATTTGATCTAGGTATTTAATTTTTGCTTCTAGATTAATAACTTCATCATCAGACTCTACATAAACTTTCATCTTATCTTGAGTCTTTATACTATTGCCAAAAGGTTTTTCAGCATAAGTTTTAGCGTCAGCTTCACCTCCATAGTACTCACGCTTATCTCTAATGAGTTTGCGAATCTCAAACTCTAATGAAGTTTTAACTGCTTGAATGTTAGTGTAGTGGTTTAAGTATTTATTATGCTGGTAGGGAATGTCAAGTGCTAGTTGTCCTAGATCAGCACTGTACTCTTTGTTTTTAAATTGAAAGTCTACACGACTATCCTCTGCCCAGTCTTCTTTTAGTTTGTCAAAATTATTAAGGAGATCACCAAATTTCATAAATTAGATCCAGTTTCTGTCTGTACGTTATATCTTGTATACTTGAATGTTGCTGTTGCAGTTACGTAATCGATGTCACTAGGAGTAGCATCAAAGTTAACTCCTGTCAATCCAATGGGAAAGATTTCTTCGAAGTTGACGTAGAAATTTCCATTAAAATTGGAGGTAAGTACTTGTAAGGTTCCTCTTGACTTTGTATCCAACCCAGATGAATGACCTTCGCTGAGGCCGAACTCCCTGATCCAATTTTGAATAGACATGTAGTTTTTGAGATCTTCATCGATCAAAAAGGTAACGTTTAAATCACCAAATTGTACGCCACCACTACCAGGTATAGGTATGCTTCTAAACTTACTAGGAAGTTCAGCAACAGGCATAGTTACATCAGGAAGGTTTACTGATTGGCAGAAAAAATCTACCCCCGAAAAGAGTTCCAGATCAAACTGAAACCCCACTGGAGATAGATAGTTCCTATTTACAGGTTGTTCTTTATACCATTCAGCAGCCACATCAACTTCCCAAGCTACTTACTATTTAGTGTACCACCAATATGGACCTTCGCCAGGTCCACCAAAATCGTCATCATCGTCATCTTCAAAGGTAACCTTAGTAGGTTTCTTTTTCAAAGCATTGTAAACTACCACCACAGAAGCAACGGTTCCTGGTATTCCAACACCCATTAATATTTTATAAAGTGGATTCATGCATTTAATACAAAATTTTCAGCAAATTCTTCTGCCTCACTTATATGTATGAAATCTTTTGAGGTAGCACCCCAGTCATCTGTAGTAAAGACCCTGCACTGATATGGTCTTTGATTGAAGTCTTCTATATGAAAGACCTCTGCGTTTCTTTTATCATCTTCACTGAAGTAACTACTTAAATGTATCATATCTCTCCTTAATCAATACGTCTGCATTTTCTTTAGATTCAATGTCTGCATCTTCATTAGCAATCCAGTGATCACAAAATCTATATGTTTTGTCTGTAATACCAATGTCATTTCGCCAGAATGAACTGAGCAAAAATGATCTTAGTTTAAGTTGATCTTCTGTTAAGACAGTACCTTCATCCATAAAGGGATTTGGTTTAGTAATGATACTCATCGAGGATGTCCAGTGCGTTGTTTAGTGCTTGTTGAGCTGCCATTTTTTCTTTTGCGTCCCAATTGGGATACCAAGTTCCTTCGGCAATACCCTTCTTGATTTTCAAAAGTCGTGATGTCATATCAACTTTAGATATTCTACCATTCATATTCTAGTACCATGTGTCGAAGTAGGCCAGTTTATAAAGTGGCATTTCCATTATAGTATGTATCATAAAAAAAGGGAACCCGAAGGTTCCCTTTGTCATAGTTCTCAGATAGAGATTTACATAAGGTTCTCAACCTGTACACGTCTGTAGTACTGGTTACGATTCGCTGTAAGGGCTTCAGCATCAGGAGTGCCGTTTGCCTGTGTAACGAATGGGTTAGCAACCATTCCGTAACGTGTCTTAAATCCAATTTTGGGTTGGAATGTATCTGGACCAATAGACCTGACCATTTGGAGAGGTACATATGGGCAATAGAACAGACCAGCGTCATAAGGAGAAGTTCCTTTATATCCTACAACGTAGTAATGCTTGTCAGCAATGTTTGCAGAATAAGGATCAACGTATACCTTAATACGTCCGTTCATTGTACCTACAAGTAGGTTTCCAGTGTCATCAACTTCACCGATGGAAGGACCACCAGCACCAGTAAGACCTGAAGAGTAGTCTAGAGTACCAGACATAGCAAGAGCAGATGCAACGTCAGCAGATGTGACGATGAAGTTACCCTTTCCTCTACGAGTTTCCTGTGCGATTGCGTTAGCGTCTCTTTCAACTTGGAACATCAGTCCTTTGAATTTCTCAACTGACCATCTTCCGTTTGAGTCTACGTCTAAGTCAAAACGACCAGCGTTTGCTACGTTATTAGCAGCACCAGGTTTTGCAATTGTGTAAACTGTACGTACAACCTCACGGTTGATTTCAGCAAGGATCTCACTAGACAAGATGTTAGCAAGTTCTTGCTCTGCATCAAGACCGTGAATTGCTTTCAAGTCTTGTGCAAGTTCTAAGGTGTACTCAGCTTTTAGAGCTCTGGACTGTGCAGTCACAGCAGTTTTCTCAATGCTGAATGCCATCTCACGGAACTGAGTTGTTTCACCCAATTCTTCAGCAACGTTACGTGCCATTGGCTTAACGCCACGCTCGTATGTTCCTGGTGATGCGTCGTTAAGTAGAGCAGGGTTCGAACCATCTGTTGCATCGTTAGCAGGGTTATATGCACCCTTACTTGCGTCTGATCCAGCAGAGAAGTTTGAATCTGGCTCGTTGTATAATGCTTCGGGGCCTGTACGATTCTCGTAATGCGCCTTCATTGCAAAGATAAGTCCAGTAGGACCACTCATTGGTTGTACACCGCAGATATCGTATGCAACTAGGTTAGGCATAGCACGACGAATCAAGCTGATTAGTACAGGGTCGAAACCTGCTAATCCACCTTGCTTCGTGTCTAGTCCACTACCAGATAGTGCGTTAGCACCAATTGCGCCAGCAGAGTTAATTGCTACCTCGTTGAGCATTCCACGTTCTTCACGTATGAATTTCTCTTGGTTTTCTAACAGTACAGCAGTGACAGCTTTTCTATAATTGTCTTTGATGGGAGTAGACCCTTCATGACTTAGAACAGGTGACCACTTTTCTGTTAGAGCTTGTGCGTTAAACATTTGTTTATACTCTTAAAAAGTGTTTATATTATTAAATTCAATTCCAGCGATTTAAAGCGTCCATGTATGCTCCCATTGCTGGTGACATATCTTCTGCTTGAACTGGGGTTTCGTCAGATACTTCGCTGACATGAGTCTTTTCTTTAGGGAAATATGACTCTTTAATAGTGCTAAGTTTCTTGGAGTATTCCTCTTCAGATTTAAACTCGACACCCTCAGCGAGAGCTGATAGTTTGTCCTTCTGAGTTTCTGCCAATCCTTCTGAAACTTGTTTCAGAATTACAGTTTTTGCAGACTCGTTAAGACGATTTTGTAATTTCACATTAGCTTTGACCTGTTCGTCAAGGCGTTCTTCCATTTCACGAATCGATTCAGCCATACTCTCTACCGCATCGACCTTATCGTCGGGGATAGAAATGTAGTGCTCTTCAAAGAGATTCTTAAGACCTACAATGAAGTCTTCTGTAATCTCATTCTTTATACCACGATCAATGGCGATCTGATTTTCCTCGATCCACTGATTCACGGCGTAGTTCACTGTGCCATTAACTTCCTCGTTGAGTTCTGCTTTAGAAGCAGCGAGTTTCTCTTCAGTTTGTTTGGCAAAGTGCTCTACAAGCTTGTCGTACTCTTCTGAAAGTTTTGCTTTGATAGCGGCTTCAAAGATAGTCTTCGCTTTCTCAGCAAACTCTTCAGAGAGTTCTGTTCCCTCAAGGAGGGCTTTTACGTCGTCAGATAATTCAACTTCTTCGAACGATGGTTTGATTGGGTACTGCACATCTGGACCTTTAGTAGTTCCGTGTGTAATTTCAGCACCGTATGCTTTGTAACCTGCATCGTCACCACCCTTACCAGATGGAGATGCTGCACTACCGTCTTGTGAGATAGGAGCAGATGCTTTAGCACCAGGATTTTCCTCACCCTTTTCCTTCTTAGCATGAAGAGGAGGTGTTGAAGATCCGCCTAGGTCGTTTACAGATTGTCCATTAGCAACTGAAGGTGGAACAGTTGGAGCAGAACCTGATGGTTCCTCCTTAGCTGTACCCCTTTGTTGGGGATCACCCGAAACCTGAGAAGGATCGCTACCTGTACCTGGTATAACAGTTGCGGTAACTGTTGGCATAGGATCTTGATATTCTTTGAGAACATCCTTTTGCTCAGATGCGAATTCCTCAAATTTTTCGTTTAACATATCTGACATTTTAAGTCTTCCCGTAAATTTGAATTATCTATGTTTATTTATTAATTATAAGCCTTGTAAGAAGTTGTTAAACACTTGAAGCGTTCTCTCCTCTAGGTTTTGACGAGTTGCATCGTCAATGTAACTCTTATATTTAGCAACCTTAGTCTCCTTAAGTATGCCGTTATCCCAAGCCCACTCTTTACCTTCCATGATTCCGTTAACGAAAGCATCAGGTGCAGATGGATCAGCAACGATATCAGCAGCAGTGGCAAGCATGAAGTCATCCATAACTACGTTACAGTCTTCACGCTTATCAATAGAACCCATACCTCTAGATGAAACACCGAGTTTTACGCCTTCACCTAAAAGTGATGATGCAATTTTACCCATTGGTGTATCTAAAATTTGTGCTCTTCCGATGAAGTTAGTACCTTCAGCAGCAAGCTTTGTGATCCTGTGAGAAACACGGTCTAGATTAACCGTAGGACCATCAGGATGACCCAACTCACCAAGAGCACGTGATGTTTTAATGTACTCCTCATTATATCTACTGACCTCTTTCTCAAGAACTGAGAATGGATACATACGTCCATTGCGATTCTTAAGTTCAGACTGAAGGAATACTCCCTCAATATACAACTTCTTAGAATCACCCTTACCTTCGGTAATTACTTCGACGTTTTCAATTGTTTCCGTTATCAGTTTCATTAGATGGTTCCTCTACTTCTGTTGGTTCATCAAAGTATGTGTTTGCTACAGTCTTCTTATAAGAACCCATAGCATCATTCGCACGTGCATACAATAAATCTTGTATTGCATCGATGGCTTCTGCTCGTTTGTTATTCGCAATCAGATCGGCCGTATCAAGCACTTGCTCTGGCGGTTGTTCCACTGGATCTGCCATAGTATTTACATAGTGTGTTTATTATTTAGTTGTTTTCGCAGGTTTAGGTGCGGAAGCAACTGGTGGTTTAGGTGTGGACTTGATTTTATCCATTTCTTTCTTGTGATCATCATCAGCTCTTGCTTGATCTAACACTGCTTGATTGTCCTGTGCAGCAGCATCAATTTCTGGTTGATAAGCAACGTTTTGACGATCCATCATGTCCATAGATGTAACATCAATAGGATCCAAAGCAAGACCAGATTCGATCTCTGCTTTCATTTGCTTATCAAGTTCCTTATACTCTGTCTCATTCTGCTGTAGAATTTGTCTACGGATATGTTCAACAGAGAAGTACTTACCAACAAACTGATCCATTTGTGTAACCATTGCCATTCTCTGAGCAACCATCTCAAGTTCTTTCAACTCATTGAAATGATTATCAAAGAGCCAGTCCCACTGGATATGCTGTTGCATATCATCCCAGTCTTCAGGAGTAATTACTCCCTTGAGAATAAGTTGTGTCTTGAGTATGTCGAGGAATAGTTCTCCAAATCTTTTACGTAAACGTCCAATGAACTTAGTAAACTTAAGTTCGTCTCTAAGGACTTCAGTGGTTTTACCAAGATTAAATCCTTTGTTGTCATCGGTAAGACGGGACGGTGGAAGATTAAGAGAATTATAAAGCTTCTTCCTAAAGTACTCAACATCCTTGAGCTCTCCTAGATTTTGTCCACCAGGTAAGGTGGTGATCTCAGTTCCACGCCCACCCTCTCTACGAGGTAACCAAAAATCCTCAAGCATACTCATGTGCTTTTTGTCATCACGGATCTCACCAGTACTAGCA